GTCTTTGGTGATGCTTTAACAGAAGTTATAACATCTACTGGGTCAGCTGAAGCTGTAGCAGGTACAAGTTTATTCTTAACAGTCACATCGGTTACTAGCTCTGCACAGTTTGCAGCTAATATCAAAGTCGGTTCAGGAACTCTCTGTGCTCAAGCAGTAGAAAGTTCTAACAGAGTAAGATTAAAAGGGATGTCTGTGGTATCAGGTGGTACAGCAGGTGATGTCGAGTTTATAAACGGTACACCTGAAAGTGGCACTACGTTGTTTAAATCGAGAACTATTGGAACAGCAAACACAACCGTAGATAGAACTATACCTTCTGAAGGCGTTTTGTTTGAAAGTGGTGCTTGTGTAAAGTATACTTTAGATACGGCAGATAACATTACGATCTTCTACGCGTAGAGGTAATCATGGCTACAAAAGGCACAATGAAAGGTCATAGCATCAGCGGAGGACATAAGCGTCCTACTAAGTCTGGTGCTGGTATGACTAAAAAAGGTGTTGCCAAGTATCGTAGAGACAATCCTGGATCTAAACTAAAAACCGCTGTTACTGGTAAAGTTAAAGCTGGTAGTAAAGCTGCGAAAAGACGTAAGTCTTATTGTGCACGTAGTGCAGGACAAATGAAGCAGTTCCCAAAAGCTGCAAAAAACCCAAATAGCCGTTTACGTCAAGCACGTAGACGATGGAAATGTTAGGAGATTGGAATGGCTATTACAGAAGTAAAAAAGAAAAAAACTAAATCTTTTAAGGATAAACAAAGAGATAAAAGAATTCAAAAGCAAGTCGAAAATTTAGGTGGTCCAAAACAGCCACCTAAACCTAAAACATTAAGAAAAGCTGCACAAGAACAACTAGATAGAGCTACTGCTTACACATCAGGTGGCTCAAAAAATGTAGATAGAAAAGGTTTTAAACCTTTAACAAGCGATGAAAAGTATGAAGCAAATATATTTGGCTATGGTGGTTTATATAAGAAAAACGTACCTAAAGAACTTCGTGATAGAATGAGATTAGAAAAAAACACGGGGGGTAAAGACAAAATGATGGGTGGCGGTATGGTTAAACCTAAGAAGATGATGGGTGGTGGTAAAGTCAAAGGATACAGAGGCGGAGGAAATGTCCGTGGCTGTGGTATGGCTAGAAAAGGCACTAGACCCGTTAAAATGGTAATGATGAAAGGCTCTGGATAATGGGCAGAGTTGAAACTAGAAAAAAACAAAAAAAAGAAGCAGCGGAAACTAAGTTTAGGACTAGGAAAGAGCAAGAACGAGGGGCTGTAGGTGAAAAAAATATGCGTTTAGGTAACCCTGGCAAAACTATTTCAGGTAAGTTTTCTAGGCCTGACGATGCTTCTATAACTAGAACTAAAAAAGAAGAAGAACAAGCTAGAGATCAAAGGTTTATTGCTCCAACTCAAAATAAAATAAGAAGTGAATTAGGTCAAAGTTTTGGTGAAGGTGCAGGTTCTGTTGACTTTAGAACTAAAAAACAAATTGTTAGTAAAGATCGTGATATCCCTACTAGAAAACAAGAAAAAGAAAGAACAAAGTTAGCTAAAAGTAAACCTAAAAAAATGATGGGTGGTGGCATGACTAAAATAAAATATAGAGGTGGGGGTATAGTTTCTAGGTCACGTCCAACTAAGTATATATAGGTGCTTAAATGCGAGTTTATTATAAAAAAGGCGGCTCTGTAAAAAAGAAAAGTAAGAGCAGGGTTAACGAAGCTGGTAATTACACTAAGCCCTCTTTGCGTAAACGTATCTTTAATAGAATAAAAGCTGGCGGTAAAGGTGGTAGACCTGGTCAGTGGAGTGCTCGTAAAGCTCAAATGATGGCTAAAGCGTACAAAAAAGCTGGTGGAGGGTACACTAACTAATGGCGTTAAAAAAGTCACAAAGGAGCTTAAAGGCATGGGGTAAACAGAAATGGCGAACCAAAAGTGGTAAACCTAGTACACAAGGGCCAAAAGCTACAGGCGAACGTTATCTACCTGAAAAAGCAATTAAAGCTTTATCTAGTAAAGAATACGCCGCCACTACGGCTAAAAAGCGTAAAGCAACTAAACGAGGTAAACAAGTGGCTAAACAGCCAAAGAAGATTGCACGAAAGACGAAAAGTTATAGAAGCTTCGCGTAAATGGGAAAGAGATAAATAATGGCTACATCAGGCACAACCGCATTTGATATGGACTTCACGGAGATAGCTGAAGAAGCTTGGGAACGTGCAGGTAGAGAAATGCGTTCAGGTTATGATTTAAGAACTGCTCGCAGGTCCATGAATCTAATGACTATTGAGTGGCAGAATCGTGGTATTAACATGTGGACCATAGAAGAGGGCACACAAGCCGTGTCAGCTGGTACATCTCAGTATACTCTTCCTGCAGATACTATAGATCTTCTCGATCATGTTATACGTACAAATGCAGGTAATACCACTACACAATCCGATCTTACCATAAGCCGTATAGGTGTGAGTACATACGCATCAATCCCTAACAAGTTAACAAGGGGTAGACCAATTCAGGTATGGGTTGAACGTTTAGCTGCAGCCCCCAGAATAAACCTCTGGCCTGTACCTGATACCAGTTACACGTTCGTGTATTATAGAATGAGAAGAATAGAAGATGCAGGTAGTGGTGTAGAAACTGCAGATATGTCTTTTAGATTCTTGCCTTGTTTAGTGGCAGGACTAGCATATCATATATCTATGAAAGTGCCTGAACTAGCAGATAGAATAACCATGTTAAAAGCAGCATATGATGAACAGTATAACTTAGCTGCTGGAGAAGATAGAGAGAAAACGTCGGAACATTTTGTTCCTCGTGTTAATAGGATTTAATTATGTCAAATAGGTTTGCAACTAATAACAAAGCACTAGCCGAATGTGATATATGTGGATTTAGATACAAACTAAAAGAACTACGTGATTTAATAGTAAGAGGTAATAATACTAACTTAAAAGCATGTATAGAGTGTTGGGGTCCTGACCACCCACAGAATAGACAAGGTATGTTTCCTGTGCATGATCCTCAAGCTATACGTGATCCAAGACCTGACTTTGCTGGCTATCCGTCTAGTAGAGCACTAATATATTCAGGTTCTGAGTTTAATAAATTAAGCTTCGCTGCATCTACAGCTGTGGGGCAAGTAACAGTAACCACTTCATAAGGAGAGAAATATGAATAGATCTGATATGGGCAAACAAATTAGCAGTCCTGGAGGTTTAAAAAAAGTACCTGCAGGAAACAAGGGTTTAGGTAAGCTACCAACACAAGTTCGTAATAAAATGGGTTTTATGAAAAAAGGTGGTATGGTAGAAAAGTATACTGCTGGTGGTATCATAAAAGCCAGAGGTGCAGGAGCAGCTACAAAGGGTTTTTCTTTTAAGGTGTAAGTTATGAATTATACAAGTTTAAAGGCAAATGTAGAAGAAGTATGTGAACAGACGTTTACAGCAGATCAGCACGCACTATTTGCACAGCAGGCAGAACAGAAGATACTTAATTCTGTAGAGTTACCAGCAATGCGTAATGTAGATAGTAGTAGTTTAACTGCTGGTAATGAGCTGTATACTACACCTGATGGGTATTTATACACTTATAGTTTAGCAATAGTAAATAATGATACTCAGACTTTCTTATTAAATAAAGACTCTAATTTTTTAAGAGAGGCATATCCTGTAACTACAACTGCTAAACGTGGGTTACCAAAGTTTTATGCTTACCATAGCACTTCAGGTTCAAATGTAAAATTTATGTTTTCTCCAATTCCAGATGCTAATTATACATTAGAACACATATATGCAAAGTATCCTACATCTATTGTGACTGCAGGTGGTACATATCTTGGAGATAACTTTGATACGGCATTACTAAACGGTACTTTACTCGAAGCTATACGATTTCAAAAGGGTGAACCCGATATGATAGCTTTATATGACAAGCATTACTTGCAGGCTATAACATTACTTAAACAAACTGGAGATGGTAAGCTTAGACAAGATTACTATCGTTCTGGGCAGTTTAAAACGAATGTAGGTTAGGAGAGATAGATGGCTATAACACAAGCTATGTGCACATCTTTTAAGATAGCTCTGTTAGATGGCGAGATGGATTTTAGCAGTGATACTTCTCAATCTTTTAAAATAGCCTTATATACATCTTCTGCAACTTTAAGTGCGGCAACTACAGCTTATAGCACAACTAATGAAGTATCAGGCACGGGATACGATGCAGGTGGTAAAGCTCTTACTATAGCAGCAAATCCTGCGTCATCGGGTACCACAGCCTTTTTAGATTTTTCTGATGTAACTTGGAGTTCTTCTTCTATTACAGCCCGAGGAGCTCTAATTTATAAGAGTGCAACAGGTAATCCTGCAATAGCAGTAATTGACTTTGGAGAGAATAAACAATCTAGTTCAGGAAATTTTGTAATATCATTTCCTACGGCTGATGCTAATAATGCGATCATACGCATATTGTGATGGAGTTAAGATGAAGTTCTTGCATATATTAACTTGTTCGTGTAATAATTTAACTAATAGTGAGGTTTGATAAATGGCAACACAGTACAGTACACTTTTAAAACTTGCTTTACCTACTCAAGGAGAATTGAGTGGTGCTTGGGGAGATGTTGTTAATAATAATATAACATCTATGATAGAAGAAGCAGTCGCAGGTTTAAAGACAATAAACACCTGGAGCACTAACTCTGCAACGCTGTCAACAGCAGATGGTACGACAGCAGAAGCTAGAGCTGCTATATTAAATCTTACGGATACAACCAGTGATTTAAGTGGGGCTGCTACGTTAATATGTCCTGCACTCAGTAAAGTGTATATTGTAAAAAATGCAACTGGACAAGCAGTTACAATAAAAACGGCTTCGGGCAGCGGAGTTGCTATACCTAACGGAACGACAGGTCATGTGTTCTGTGATGGCACAAATGTAGTAGAGTCTTTAAACAATGTAACAGGAAATCTTACTGTGGGTGGTAACGCGTCTATAGGGGGTAATCTTACTGTTACAGGCACAACTACGTTTAATGGTGGTACATTAACACTCGGTGACGCTAATACAGATAATATTGTATTTGGTGGTGAAGTAGATTCTAATATTATACCTGACGATGATGATACACATGATTTAGGTTCGTCAACTAAGCAATGGAAAGATATATACATAGATGGCACAGCTTATATAGATGCACTAAACTTCAATGGCACTGCTGTTGCATCAACTGCAGCAGAGTTAAATATAGTAGATGGTGGCACTTCAGCTAGTTCTGTAACTATA